GCCTCTGACCTGCGACAACCCGTTGTCAGCAAGAAGAATGCGAACAACCCAAAATGAACTTTTGTATTCCTGCAAATTATTTTAATCTCTTCATCTGTGGCTATTCTACGCTCCGTGGACGGCTTTCCTTTAATTTTAATATAGTTACAAGGGTTAGTGTCAATTCCGTACTCTGAGGCTCTCACAGCGAAAGAGAATACACTTGACAATGTGGCAAGGTAGTTTCGTTTTGTTTTCGCAGTATATGTTCTTGAAAGGTTGTCAATACTCTTCTGAATATCCGACGGCTTAATCTCATTTACCGCACGACCTTTAAATTCATCTGTAAACTTATCAAGAATAGTATTGTAACTTTTCTGTGTAGTAGGGGAAAGCTCAGGAAGATAATTATCCTTGTAATCCTCTGCCAGCTCATCAAATCGTTTACTACGCTCCTGCTCAGCACTGTACATTGCAATTTTCCTTGTAAGCTCTCGTTCGGTCTTGGCATAAAAGGTTTTTCGCCTGCCGTTTATGCAGATTGATTTTTCATAGTTTCCGTCTGCTCTTCTGTGCGGTTTCTTGACAACTGCTGTTCCGCACCAATTGCAGAAGTTAGATTTGTCCGGAATTTGCTTTTTACATTTTTTACAACGCATTTAATACACTCCTTTTGCTTAAAAAAGGGTGCAGAAATCCCTTGTGCTTTAAATTACTTGAAAAACACAAGGGATTGTGATACAATTATCTTGCGTTTAATTGCGTCATCTGCACCCTGTGTAGGTGATTCCGCTCTGTTCGAGGACCAGTCGAGCAGGGCGGTTTTTTTATTTTGGTTTATTCTAAGCTACACTTGGCTTATAGTTTACGATAGCAACCTCAGTAAGGGAATTTTTGAGGTTGTCAATAATCTGTTCAATCTCTCTTAATACAGTACCGTTGTAGGATACTTCTCCGCACTGACTGCACTTTGAACAAGGAACATTGCGAATGATGACAATGCAGTTGCCCAAATCCTCAACATAGGTTGTTGTGCTGTCAACCATATCACCTTTACAATAAAAGCAAGTCATAGTTATTGCTCCTTTCTTGTTTTTAAATCACTTTCCCATTTATCGGGGCTTGGTTCGTATGCTGTGATTATCCATAGAAGATTGTTTCCGACACCTGCCACCACATGAAGAGGTTTGCCAACCTTACACTCAAGTACGAGAGCAGACGGATAAGGAAAATCATTGGGATAATCCTCGATAATATCACCGTACATAATACAACGCTTTATATCGTCAAGTTTAATTTTTCGTTCTCTGCACCGCTTGAAAACATGATCTGTCATTTGTATGTTTTCATCTCTGCAAAGCAAACGCATTTGCTCAATATTCAATAGTATGCCCTCTTTCGTATGTTAGTTATTCTATGTTGCTTATTTAATCGGCAGACCATGGCTGTCGGTGTATGAGCCTGCGGCAATTCTGATTATATCAACAATCCAGCCTATGCCGAAAAGTCCACCTGTGAAGAGGTAGAGGATACCCATACCTGCTTTACCTGCATAGAAGCAATGAGCGCCGAGCATACCGAGAACAACACACAAAATCAATGCCATACTTTTATCTTTAGGACTGCACAACTGATGATTAGATACAGTCGGAGGGGCAGAGGTTGCCACATTTGGCTGATTATTGATTATATTCTGAATAATAATTGGTTGCTGTTCTGCTTTGTTTTCGGGATATTCAAGTTCGGACATACAGTAAGGGCAAAGTCTGTATTCTTTGCCGACATTTGCACCGCAATTTTTACATACCATAGATAACACACCTTTCTATTATTTGTACTGTTCACGCATTTTTTGAGATTCATAATACTGTTCGGCAGGAGCAAGTCTTGTGAACTCAACAGTTTTATCATAATTTTTCTTTACAACATCTTCAATTTCTTCAAGTGTGACATTGAAAAATTCTCTTCGAGTGTTTACCATATTCAGTTTTCTGTTTTCAAAAGCCTTATGAAGTGCCGCTTCAAGAGCCGGTGCATTGTCAGAAAATATCATTGCGTGAACATCAAAATTGAACGGAACAGAAGCGTCACCGAGTTCATCAACACGCTCCTGTGGTTCAAGTCTGCGTGTCATACCGATTTTATACACATCTTTACCGAATGAACCGACATTTGAAATGATGTAAACATAGCCTGCCTTTGCGTTTGTGGCACGATAATCAATATCTTCAATTGACTTGTTAATTTCGGTAAGCTCGGACTCAATTTCGGATTTCTTTTTGAGAAGTTCTGCTTTTTCGTCCTCACTTGCAGAATCAAGCTGTTTGTTGATATGTTCAAGAGCATTCTGATAATGGTTTTGTTCTTTCTTGATTTTTTTGCGTGCTTCTTCAATTTCTTTTTGAAGTTTGGCTTCCTCACGAAGTCTTGCACGGATCTCCTTTTGTTCTTCCTTTTCGTCCTGTTTTTTCTTTCTGTATTCAAGAGCAAGACAAAGCTCATCATATTTCAGCATAAAATAATTATATGTAATGGCAACATCCATTATCTTACCGAGTTTTGAAATGGCTTCATAAGATTTTTGCATTCTCTTATGTGCAGTATCAAAAGTATTGTACTTAACTTTGTCGATAAGCTCGTCACATTCGCTGTTAAAGGCTCTTAAAAGGAGTTTTTGCATATCCTTAACCATTTTCTTGCCCTGTGCATTACTGCCGTTTACGGTCCAATTCATATTACCGTTTACGGCTTTGCCCTCTTTTATGAGGGCTTTTTGTTTATTGCGAATTTCCGTGAGCCTGTCTTTGTATATATCGGAAGAAGCAAAATCATATTTTGGGGTGTACAGACCAAAACTCTGTATTTCAATTTGCCCGTCAAGGTTTATGATTTCGTCCTGTCTGTATTTAATAGCGTCATTCAGGCTTGAAATCTGACTGTCAAGCGAAGAAATTGTTTCATTGCGGTCGGATATAGTCTGATTTAACGAACGGATTTCATCATTCAGCTTATCTGTAAGTTTCATAAGTTCGCTTGCATTACGCATTTCAGGAGTGAAAGTGCTTTTCAAACGGTCAAGCTCAGCTTGCAGATTTTCGGACTGTTGTTTATACTGTTTGCCTTTGAATGTATCTAAAAATCCCATAATTCTACTCCTTATCTAAATTGCATTAGCCTCAAGTTCGTTATAAACAACAGGCTCATAATCATAAAAGTGTCCTGATTTAATATGTTTCAATTCGTGTTTTGTTGCTTTTTGCTGAACAGCATGACTTAATAAAATATTTATGTAAACATTGAAATTACCGTCTGAATCCACAACAGTAACACCTTTTACAGTCAGCGGCAGTTCGATTCCTCTAATATAAATATCGCCCAATAATCATTCATCCTTTTGCAATGCCTCAATGATACGAACAGCTTTTTCAACATCTTCTTTTGTAGCACCTTTTGCAAGACTGAACAGCATACGCATTTCACTTCTGTTTTTAAGTTCTTCAAGGTATTCCTGAAGTTCTGAATTAAGTTCAGCAGAAGTTTTTGAATCAGTAAGTGTGTTCATATCAACATTAAAATAGTCGGCAATAGCCTCTAATGTTTCGAGGTTAGGTTCTCTTGTGCCATTTTCATACATACTGATAGCACTTTTAGAACAACCTAATTTCTTAGCGAGTTCTTCTTGATTTAGGCTTGCATTTAACCTTAATTGTCTGAGTACATCGGAGAACATAAAATCACTCCTTGTGAAATTTTCTTTACTACATAATAACACGAACTGTGAAATAAATCAAGAAAAATTTTTCACAAAATGTGTTGACAAACATAAATTCTTGTGATAACATAATGGTACACGATATGTGAACTTAACAAGGAGGTGATTAAAAATGAACGCTTCTGTAATAGGCAAGAAAATCAAGACCTTGAGAGAAAGCAAGAATATCTCAAGAGAAGATTTTGCAAATGCAGTAAAAATCAGCTTATCCGCATTATCAATGTATGAAACAGGTCAGAGAATTCCTCGTGATGAGGTTAAGTTGAGAATAGCGAGATTTCTCAATACTACAATTGAGGAACTTTTTTTTACAAATTAAGTACACGGTTCGTGAACTTAATAAAAATCTTGCAATCAACACCCACACAATCAATAATACCACAATTACAGTCCCATTTAACGGACTTTGCCGAACAGCAGAAAACAGCGTAGGAATGGAGTGATATAGTGGAAATAACAGTAAAAGGTACATCAAAAGAAATTGCTGACCTTGTATTGCAAGTACAAAGTCAGCAAACAAAAGTAACATCAGTTAATATTTCCAATAGTAACGCCGATAATTTGGTCATAGAATACAACCATAAAAGGCATATGAGTAATTGTATTGGACGATGTTGACCTTATTTTTACATCTTTTAAGATTATGTAACCATCATTACCAACAATTACAGGTTCAGAATCTGTAGAAGAAATATTTTTAAAGTATTCTTCTTTAGTATTATCGCAAATCTTATAGAAAACACTGCACAAAGATTTTTCATCGTCTATTTCCTGCTCAGACGGCACTTTACCTGAAATGATTCCGGCAGAAGTTGTTAATATCAAGTTGTTTTCTTCTAAACCTTCGACTTCCGGGATACAAGACATAGCTATTATTAAACTTTTCTTAAGTGATGAATGATTCATATTAATTTCACCTCGCTTTCTGTATATAGTTAGTGAATTGGGGTTCACCACTAAATATAGTATAACACAAAAGGACTGTGAAATCAATGCACATCAATGAATTTGCTGAAATATTGCTCAAAAGCAGAAAACAGAAAGGTCTTTCGCAAAGTGAGCTTGCTAAGAAATCGGGCTTTACTAAAAGAGCTATTCAGTATTGGGAGAAAGGAAAGAAGAGTATTTCTCTTGAAAATGCCGACAGGCTCTTAACGGCTTTAGGTGTAGAAATCAAGATAGGTAAAACAGAAAGCAGGTGATAACAATGCAGATAACAGGCACACCCGATGAAATCGCAGAATTTATGAATCTGCTGAAAAGCGATTACAGAGGTGACTGCACAATTGAAACTGATATTAACGGCAACACAATCTATCATTATCATTTTCCAAAATCAGATGATGAGTAATATTTATTTTTAGGAGGAGTTTATATGTCAGACAGATTGATTGTACCAATCGTAAAGCCGTTGACGCCTAAAGAGGGCAACACAATCAGAGCGGTTGTCGATAATGACACGCTCAAGGAGCTTAACGAGATTTCGGACAAGACAGGAATTTACATCTCACAGCTTGCGAGAATGTGCATTGAGTTTGCCCTTCCGAGAATTGAAATTCAGGAAGGCGTCAAGGTTGAAAAAGTAAAGTAAGGAGGTGTACATATGCCGAGAGAAAAGCCATTATTTCGCAGAAATCTTGAAAGGCTTGACGAAAAATTTCCTGGCAAAGAATTGTTGAGTTACGATGAAGTAGCAACATATTTGCAAAAAAGCAAGAAAACCGTTTCAAGGATTTTCGGCGAAAGAAAAACAGGAAACAGTATTTCAAAAGCCAGAGTAGCAGACTTTTTAAGTTAAAGGAGCATTGAAAAATGGCATTTAAAGATTTCAGAACACGCAGGTCATTGCGTTTAGAACTCGAAAATCGAATCGAAACAATTGACCGACGCAACAAGACTATTGAAGAACTTACAGCTAAATGTAACGCTCTGAACAGTAACAACGAACTTTGGAAAAAGAAAGCAAACACCTGTGAAAGGGTTATAAACGAACTTACCCTTGAAAACGCAGAGCTTATCCGCAAGCTCAAAGCCTATGAATCATCAGAACCCGAAATAATCGGTTTTGAATGTGTGGGGGTGAAGAAATGAAAGAAAATGTTTTTGAACGAATGGAAAGAATTGACGGACAGAGAAAAATCTCTGATTTCATTGTTAAACAAAAACAGGATTATGAATTTAAAGTTAAGTATGCAACTATCAGAGCGAGAGAATTTGCCGAAGAATGCGATAAACGAGAATTAAACTATCACGTTTCGGTCGGCGGTCTTGATAGCATTACATTATTTATCTTTTTAAAGTCAATCGGAATCCGTGCCCCGGGAATCAGCGTTTCTTACCTTGAAGATTCAACCATTCAAAAAATACATAAAGAGCTCGGAATTGAAAGGTTAAAGCCATCAGTTCGGTATGTTGACAGTGCAGGAAAAGAACACCGCTGGACTAAACAGGATATAATTCAGGAGTTTGGATTTCCTGTCTTATCAAAAGAAATTGCCGCCAAGATTGAATTACTTGCAAATCCGACCGAAAAAAACAAAACTGTTCGACATGCTATTGTGACAGGCGAAACAGGAGCCTATGGCGGTTATCAAAAAAACAGTCGTATGAAAATGTCGCAAAAGTGGCTTGAAAAGTTCGGCGGTTATGCGAATGATGAAGAGGGTATAAATTACCAAATTCCAAATTTCAAAGTGTCATCAAAATGCTGTTATTATCTAAAAGAAAAGCCTTGTGACACTTGGGCAAAAGAACATAACAGCGTGCCTTATCTTGGCTTGATGGCTTCCGAAGGCGGAAGAAGAGCTAAATCTTTAATGATAAATGGTTGTAATTATTTCGGTAAATCTACAATCAGATCAGCACCGTTTGCGATTTTTAACAGACAGGACATTTTGCAACTTGCTCTTGATTTAAATGTTCCTGTTCCCGAAATATACGGAAAAATCGAGAGGCAAGAAGATGGTACTTTGTACACAACCAAAGCTCAAAGAACAGGTTGCTCGATGTGCGGATTTGGCTTGCACCTAGAAAAGCGTCCTCATAGATTTGACTTACTCAAAGAGCAAAATCCTAAAGAGTGGGAGTATTGGATGTATAACTGCTGCACAGATGATAAAACAGGCGAAAGATACGGCTGGGCAAGGGTGTTGGATTATATCAATGTTAAATATTAATTGCAATTGCAAAGAAAAATCCGCTGAAGCTCTGCAAAGCCTCAACGGATAGCAAGGATATAAACAATATAACCACTTTGATTATATCCTTTATCGATTAAAAAATCAAGAAGGAAGGTTGAAAAAATGGAATTTTGGTGCAGAAATTGCAACAACGAATGGGCTGATGATGAACAGCCTAAGGAGTGCCCGAAGTGCCACGACTGGCAATTTGAAGAACTTTACACTTGTGAAGACTGCGGGCGAAAAGAAGTTCTTGAAGACTTTGATTTTGGAAGATTATTCGACGGTAAATGTTATGACTGCTTTAAGAAAAGCGTAGCAAACTCTGACGTCAACGCTTTCGTGATTTGGTATGTCTATTGCTACAACCGCAACGAGAGTGAAGCGTTTGAAGCTAAAGACCTTATTATTCAAGAAGCCTTTAACTTTGAATTTCGCAGAGAAAGCAACAAGCCGGAACACAAAGTGTTGATAATAAGCTTATTTGATTATCTTGTAAACAATGTATTTGATTCTAAATCTCTTCCGAGCGAATGTGAATTGAAAATAATTCAAAATGTTCGAGATTGGGTGTTCGATGATATGGATTTCTTCTACGATTGGTGGTGCTTAAGAAATGGCAAAAGCAAAAGCTCCGTGTTATGGATGTCAGACGAGAAGTGAACGCTGTCACAGCGGCTGCGAAAAATACCTCGAATATAAATCCGAGTGCGATAATCGCCGAGCCGAACGCTCTAAGAATTACGATTTTAACGACTATATCTGCCACAAGATAGATCTGAATGCAAGGGGGCAAAAGTAATGTCACAGGAGTTTCCAAACGGTGTTTCATACTTCACAGACGGCGAGATTTCGCTCACAGTCCATTTTCCCGAAGATAAAGTGAAATGTCACTACTGCCCGTTTTGTCGCTCAGAAAGCGATTTAAACCGCTACTGGTGCAGGCTGACAAACAGAATGATTTACAACCCGTACATACTCGGATTGCCCGACGGCTGTCCGATACAAATTAGCGAAAGGAAATAATTATGGGAATACCCGTTATGGTTCTCGGCAGAAGCGGAAGCGGAAAATCCGCAAGCCTGAGAAATTTCAAAGCTGACGAAATCAGCGTTATAAATGTAGCGAATAAGCCGTTGCCGTTTCGCACAAGCATAAAACCGTTCAATCTTAACCGAGAGGCGACCAAGAGGGGCGTGTCACGATACGCACTTGCACAGCAGATGTTGCTGAGGTGTTCGGCAAAGTCAATTGTGATTGACGACAGCCAGTATCTTATGGCATTTGATAGTTTTGACAGGGCAAAAGATGTCGGCTACGGTAAGTTTACCGACATCGCCCTTAATTTTGAGAAGCTGATTGAATTTGTATCGAACAATCTTCCTGACGATAAAATCGTCTATTTTTTACATCATTGTGAAAGCAACGATATGGGTGAAATCAAGGCTAAAACAATCGGCAAAATGCTTGACAATCAGCTGACCGTTGAGGGCTTGTTTTCGATAGTTCTTTACTGCACAACTGACGGCAAGAGCCACAGGTTCATCACGCAGTCGGACGGCAAAACATCGGCAAAGTCGCCTATGGAAATGTTTGCAACAAATGAAATCGACAATGACCTTAAAGCGGTCGATAGAGAAATCAGAAACTACTACAACATGGAGGTAATTAACGATGAAAAAAATTAACAATTGGGATAAACAGCAGGCAGTAACACAGAGAGAACAGCTCCCTGTAGGCGGTTATGTAGCCAAAATTATGGGTGCAGAGGAAAAGCAGTACGGCTTTGGCAATATGCTTTGGGTGAGTATTGACATTGCCGAGGGCGAGTATGCAAACTACTATGCCGAGGACTACCGCAGTCAGGACAGAGAGGACAAAAAGTGGCACGGCGTTGTAAGGCTTTTTGTTCCCAAAGATGACGGAAGTGAAAAGGACGAGTGGACAAAGAAATCGTTCAAGAGCTTTACAAATGCAGTTGAAGACAGCAACAGCGGCTATGCTTGGGATTGGGACGAAACCAAACTTAAAGGCAAGGAAATCGGCGTGCTTGTCCGCAATGAAGAATGGGAAAACACCGAAACAGGCAAGTCGGGTTGGAAGACACAGCCGTTTATGTTCATCGCTTCAGATGACGCAAGGCAGGGCAATTATTCAGAACCAAAGGACAAGCCTCTCAAGAACAGACAGACTGCTCCTGCTCAGCCTGCAAATCAGGGCTTTGCCGATATGCCCCTTGACGATGATTTGCCGTTCATTTAACAAATGAATCCGTTTGAAGTAAGCAGCGCGTTAAAAAACTTGACGCTCATAGTTGACACGCGAGAGCAGGACACCGACAGACTTCGCAGAAGAATAAGACAGACAGGACTTTCGTTTGTCCGGCAAAAACTTGACTTTGGCGACTATTCGGCAAAAACAACCCTCGACAACGGCACGGAGTTTGACATTTCAGGCTCTGTGTCGATTGAACGGAAGATGAATCTTGATGAACTCTGTGCCTGTTACTGCAAGGGCAGAAAACGCTTTACAAGGGAGTTTGAGCGGGCAAAATTGGCAGGTGCGAAAGTTTATCTGCTCATTGAAAACGCAAACTGGGAAAAAGCCTATAATGGCAGTTACAGAAGTAAGATGTCTCCGCAAGCATTAACTGCAAGTTTATTTGCTTGGCTCGCAAGGTACAATTGTCAAATAATCTTCTGCAAGGAAGAAACAAGTGGAAAAATCATCAGAGAAATTCTGTACAGAGAAATGAAGGAGCGGTTGGAAAGTGAATGAATTTACATACAACGAAACCTTTGTTAAAGTCTATCGAAGTATGCTTGATTGGTGCTGGCATAAAGACCCAAACACATTCTCTTTGTTTGTCCATCTCATTTTGGCTGCTAACATCAAACCAAAAAAGTGGAAAGATATTGTTGTTGAAAGGGGTCAAATTGTGACCTCAATATCTAAGCTAAGTGAGCTAACGGGGCTTACATTAAAGCAAACCCGAACAGCATTAAACCACTTAAAAGGGACAAAGGAAGTGGCAATCAAAACAACCCCGAAATACTCGATTATTACTATAAATAATTATGAAAAATTTCAACAAGGGTCAAAGTATTCGGCAAACAAAGGGCATAGTGAGGGCAAAGTAAGGGCAAACAAAGGGCAACAACTAAAGAATAGTAAGAATGTAAGAAAGAAAGAAAGGGAGAGTATCCCCTCTTTTTCAGATGTTGAACAGTTTGTCCGTACTGAAAATCTGAATGTTGACGCAAAGAAGTTTTTTGATTATTACGAAAAGCGAAAATGGCAGATAACTGATAAGCCAATTGATGATTGGAAATCGTTGGTAAGAACTTGGTCAAAGAATGAACATAAGACATATGCCTCGGGAGCATACGACGGAGTGCCGACAATAAGTCGTGAGGAATTTCTCCGGCTTAAAAAGGAGGCTGAAGAAAATGACGAATGGGATTGAGTATCAGAAAGCCGTTCTCGGTCTGATTTTTCAGTATGAGGATGAGTTAAGCGATAAAATGCTGTTGCTCTCTGGCGATGATTTTGAAAGCGTCTTTGCAGGCGTTTTTGAGGTTATGAACGAGGTCTATAAATCCTACGGCAGAATTGATAAAATCAAGGTGCTGTCAAATCTTGATGAGAACGGCAAACGGCTCTTGCTTGAATGTTGTGAATCAGCAGTTGCTCCGTCAATGATTAACGACTACATAGACTGTCTTAAAGAATGGGCGAGCAAAAAACGCCTTAAAGACAACCTCGGTAGGCTGATTTTTTCGGACGATGTGACAATTGGAAATGTTCAACAAGCAATTGAAGATGAGCAAAGCCGAATACAAATCGGCACTACCGAACAGCAGGCTAAGGAAAATGCCAACAAATTTCTCGATTCACTGCTCAGAAAAAAACAGTTAATCAAAACGGGCTTTGCAGATATTGATGTTGTTGCAAACGGACTTGAACGGGGGACTTTCGCAATTGTGGGCGCAAGACCGTCAACAGGTAAGACTTCATTCGCTCTTAACATTGTCCGCAACCAGTTCAGACGAAAAATCCGCTCACTGGTTTTCAGCCTTGAAATGACCGCCGAAATGGTCTTTGAACGAATGATGTCCGATATGCTCAACATTGATTATTCGGACTTTGCCAAACAGCGGAATCTTGCCGACAGAGCTGTTGAGATTGAGAACCAAATCAATGCAATGCGTGACTATGTTTTTGTGCTTGATGATGTCTATAACATCGAAAATATCTGCTCAAAAATTGTCGAGGTCAAGCCCGATGTTGTCGTTATCGACTTTATTCAGATTGTGCAGTCGGTGAAAAGTTTTGCAGATGACCGAGTAAAAATTAACTACATTTCTGCCGAGCTTAAAAGGGTTGCCAAAAAGACGGGTTGCGTAATTATCGCTCTATCGCAGATGACACGAGAGGGGAAAAATGCCCCCACAATGTCCGATCTCAGAGAGTCGGGAGCGTTGGAGCAGGACGGCGACTACATCTTTATTCTGCACAGACCGTATGTGCTTGACAAGGCGAACAATGACCCTGCCCAAACAGAAGTGTTGCTTGACAAAAACAAGTTCGGCTGGACGGGCAGAATCAGTTTTGTGTTTGACGGAAATCATCAGAGGTTCACGGGAATAAATGAAAATTACTGATTTTTATAAAAACAAAAAGCAATGCGGAATATGCAGAAATTTGTACGGAAGTTTGCAGATTCAGCGGTGCAAATGTGCAGCGGTAAATGAACGATTCGGGGCATATATCTGCGTTTACTGCTGTAAGCACTGCAAGTATTGTAAGCCCGTAAACACAGGCTTTGTCTGTGAATTTGAAAGGAGAGAAAGCATTGAAAGCGAGAATACCACCTAAGATTCCGAAACAGCTCAAACAGGAAGCTGAACGGATTGCGAAAAATGCGTATGAGCAAATCCGAGAAAAAGAAAACAAAGACATCACGCGCAGAGTATTTAAAACAATGCTGTATGCCTTGCACAAGGATTTCGGCTTTGGTCGTGACAGATGTGCGAAAGCTTTGAGGTCGATGACCGAGATAATTGAACACTCCGACACTGACGAAGTGTTTTGGGAGCATATCGACAGGGTTGTCATCGACAAGCTGAAACTTGAATTTGACAAACGAGATTACACCGACAACGGAAAAGTTGTTAATTTTGAAGGAGACGAAGAAAATGATTGATTGTTCAAACACAAAGGAATACTTTACTGAAAAAGCAAGGATGTCGGAAACAACAAAATCCGGAGTATGCAAAGTGGAATGTGCAAAATGTCCCTTAGGTAGTCGCAACAACCATGTAGGAGAATGCTGTATAGATTTTGAAATGCTTTATCCTCAAGCAGCAATTTCAATTGTACAGCAGTGGAGCAATGCAAATTCGCAGAGGACTTACCTGACCGAATTCCTGAAACATTATCCGAATACTTTGCTTGACGATGACGGAACACCCAAAGGTGTATGTCTGTATGCTTTAGGACTGATAAACAAAGATGATTGTGACAATAATTGCGTTAAGTGCTGGACTCAGCCTATTCCTATTAAGGACGGTGAAAGTAAATGAGGAAGTATGAAGCAGTTTGTAGTTCCGATGTGCTTGATGAACTTTTAAACGGTGAAAGAATCTTATTGATTGACAGAGCAACAGAAAGTATTGACAGTCTAGACGAAATAAGCACAAGAGATTTAGCGATTGCAATAAAAGCTGAAGCTTGAAAGTGAGGTAGAAGAATGAAAGATATTAAAAACATTACCGTTAATTACGATAACGACAACACAAAAGTTGTTGAAAAGGGACTTGTTATTGATTTTGGTAAACTTGATAACGATGAGGGCGATGTTTGCTTTAATATGTGTAACATCAAAGGTAAGGATTTGCATTTGATTGTAAACGCTGTTGTTGCGTTGGCGCAGGAACTTGGTATGCTTGACGAGGAGGAGCGTGATACGGATTGACGGTTAAAGATTATTTATATTCGGTCAGGGTTTCGGATAAGCTGATCAGAACGAAAGAACACGAGCTGTCGAAACTTAGGCTGAATATTGCACAGGTATCAGTTAAGCAGAACGAGCCTGTTAAGACATCAGGAGTGAATGACCCTATGCGGATTGTTGACAGGATTGCAGACCTGCAGACTGAAATCAATCGGGAAATCGACAATCTTGTGCGGTTGAAAACTGAAATCCGCAGTAAAATCAATGCACTTGACGATTACCGTTACATTGCAATTTTGACCGAGTATTACATAAATTGTCAGAGGTGGGAGGATATTGCCGAGAGTATGGAAATGAGCGTAAGGCATACCCTGAGATTGCACGGCGAAGCGTTACAGGCGTTCCGAAAAAAGTTCGATTTCTCGTAAAATTATTTTGAAATGTCATTGAATGTCACCCTTACCCTGCGTATAATGGTATTATGAAAGTTTGACAAACAGGACATATAAAAAACTCTCTTAAGATAAAAAATCGCACAGACCGCTCTCGTTTGAGGGCGGTTTTGTGTTAGCGTGAAAGGCGGTGTTGTATTATGGCTATGCTAACAGCTAAGCAACAAAGATTTTGCGATGAATATTTAGTTGACCTTAATGCAACACAAGCCGCAATAAGGGCAGGATATTCAAAAAAGAACGCAAATAATATAGCAAGTGAAAACTTGGCAAAACCCAACATAAGGAAATATATAGACAAAAGATTATCTGAAAAAGAATCAAAACTAATTGCTCAGCAAGATGAGGTTCTGAAATACCTTACTGCAGTTATGAGACGTGAAAAGAAAGAAAGCGTTGTTGTAACAGTCAGTCAGGAAGAGTCAACATACAAACCTGATGAAAATGGTACAATACGAAAACATACAATTAAAAGCGAAGTGCCGGAGATAGTAACGATACCAACAAGAATATCCGACGCAAACAAAGCGGCCGAGTTGTTAGGTAAAGTATATAGCCTTTTCAAGGATAAACTTAATGTTGACGCAAAGGTTGAGCAGTCCGAAAAGCTCTCTGATGTGTTCAGACAGTTAGGCGGTGAGGGCTTGAGTGAGTAGCTTTCCTTTGTCGCAAAAATACATTGACTTCATCAACACAACGAATGTGTCAGCTGAATTTCTTGAAGGCACGACAGCCTCGGGAAAAACAACAGTCGGGGCAGGCGTAAAGTTTATGCGAATGGTGTCGCAGTCGCCGAAGAAGCTTCACGCGATTGCCGCCAAAACTACGGGCAAGGCTGAGGAAACTATAATCCAACAGGACAACGGTATTCTCGACTTGCACCGCAACGCTGTCTATTGTGGCAACGGCGACAAGGATTACAAGCTCCCGCATATCAAGTTTGAGGGCAAAATCATCTATATTCTCGGTTACAGCAGTCGGGATAAGTGGGAAATGGTTCTCGGTGCGCAGTTTGGGTGCGTTTATATTGACGAAATCAACACCGCCGATATCGAGTTTATCCGAGAGATGTCAACCCGTAATGACTATATGCTTGCAACGCTGAATCCCGATGATCCGAGCCTGCCTGTGTATAAGGAGTTTGTCAACCGCTCCCGTCCTTTTAAAAAATATGAAAACGATGTTCCTCCCGAGATTACGGCGGAGCTTACCGAAGAACCTGTACCGAATTGGCGGTATTGGTTCTTTTCTTTTGCCGACAATTTAAGTCTTACACCCGAACAGATTGAAAAGAAAAAGAACTCTGCACCGAAAGGTACAAAGCTCTATAAAAATAAAATCTTAGGTTTGCGAGGCAGAGCAACAGGTCTTGTGTTCCCGAATTTTGAGAGGGCAAGACATATCAAATCAAAAGAGTGGGCAGAAAAGTTTTTGAACTGTAACCGCAAGTCGGAACACTTTGTTCAGTTCACCGCAGGTCTTGATACCGCCTATTCGCAGAAGTCGCCTGACACTATCGCAATGACATTTTACGGCATTACCAATCACGGCAAGTGTGTTCAGCTTGATGAAAGAGTTTATAACAACGCTGAAATGCAAACACCTATTGCCCCGAGTGACACGGTGAAGAATTTTATTGATTTTCTTGACCGCAACCGTGATGAATGGGGCTTTGCACGCACGGCTTTTATTGACAGCGCCGACCAAGCGACTATTACCGAATTTCAAAAGTATAAGCGACAGCACGGCTGTGTCTATGACTTTGCAAATGCATGGAAGAAAACGAAGATTATCGACCGAATCAATCTTGTACTCGGCTGGCTTGCCACCGACTGTTATTTTGTGCTTGAACATTGTAAAAACACGATTGCCGAGTTTGAAATTTACAGCTGGCGAGAGGATAAAGACAACACACCCGAGGACGGTCACGACCATTGCATTAACAGCGGTCAATATGCGTGGCTGCCGTTTAAAAATATTATTGGAAGTGAAATAAATGGGGCTGATTAACAGAATGGCTGAATCTATCAGATCGGGAATTAAAAACTTTTTGCAGATTACTCCTGCAAGCGACAAAACAATTACCGTTACCGAAACAAGCAATCATCTGACCGAGTGCTTTATCAATCGCATTTGGTATTGGGGCAACAGCAGACAGCTTGCGGAGCTGTACAGGCAGATTGATACAAACAAAACTATGTTTTGGGCGGCAAAAAGCACAAAGGGGCTTGAAATCCGTAAAATACACACGGGCTTGCCGGCACTCATCTGCGAAACGCTTGTGAATATCGTAATTGCCGACTACAACGGCACAGATGTTACAAGTAAAAATTCAACCGCTTATGCAGAGCGTTGGGAAGACATTGAAAAGCAGAACAAGCTATCCGACACGGTTAAGCAAATGCTCCGTGACCTATGTGTTGTCGGTGACGGTGCTTTTAAGGTCAGCTTTGACACGGCTGTATCAGATGTTCCGATTGTTGAATGGTATCCTGCCGAAAACATCGACTTTACATATGTGCGCGGCAGAATCCGAGAGGTTAAGTTTTACACCGATTACACGCAAAAACACCGCCGTTACCGTTTTGAAGAAACATACGGTTACGGCTATATTCACTATGCTTTGTACGATGACAACGGCAAAGAGATTGACCTGCACACGGTTGACGCTCTTTCGTGGATTGATTCAAAGGGCGTTACATTTGACGAATCATATATGTGGGCTGTACCTGTCCTTTACGGCAAATCGTGCCACAATGGCAGAGGTGCGGGCATTATCGGCATAAAAACAGACGCTTTCGACAGCCTTGATGAAGTGTGGTCACAGTGGATGGACGCACTCAGAGCCTGCCGAACAAAGCAGTACGTGCCTGATTGCCTTGTTCCGAGAAATCCCGAAACCTGTCAGCCGATATCGCCAAATCCGTTTGACAACCGATTTATCACCGTGGGCAACGATATGTCTGAAAACGGCAACGGCAACAGGATTTACACCGAAAGTCCGCAGATTCAGCACGAAAGCTATTTGAGTTCATACATTACTGCCCTCGACCTCTGCTTACAGGGCATTATATCGCCGTCAACTCTCGGCATTGATACGAAGAAGCTTGATAATGCAGACGCTCAGCGTGAAAAGGAAAAGACAACCCTTTACACAAGGCAGAACCTTGTGTAAATTACGCAGAACGCACTTCAAAGCCTTGTTGCAGTTGTACTCAATGCAGACGGTGAACTCAACGGCAAGGGTATTGTTGAGGGCTTGGAAGTATCCGTAAACTTCGGCGAATATGCAAATCCGAGCTTTGAAAGTCAGGTTGAAACCGTGTCAAAAGCAAGACAGGGCGGTTTGATGTCAGTTGAAACCTCGGTTGACGAGCTTTACGGCGACAGCAAGTCGGAGGATTGGAAAGCCGAAGAGGTGCAGAGAATTAAGAAAGAACAGGGTATTGCAGGCGAAGAAGAAAAATCGGAGCTTGACGATGTGGACCTTACCGACACAGAAGAACCTGACAATAACGCAGACGATGAAGAAAATGCGGAAAATAATGCAGAAAAAACCGAAAGCAATCCCGAACAGAACGATACACAGGTAAACAATGAGTGATTACAATATCAGAGAAGCCTTTGAAAAAATCGAAGATGAACTAATATCATCAATGATAAGAAATTTTAAAAATCATAGAGTTGAAGAAGATAAAAATAATTTTTGCTGGACACAATGGCAGGCTGAACAGCTCAAAAGTCTTGAAGAGTACCGTAAGCACAACGCAAAGAAATTCGGCAAGCGTTTCAAAACCATTAACAGCAAGGTTGAAGAGATGATTCGCACCGCCAAAGCTGACGGAAATGCAAGTCAGGAGGCAGAAATTCTTGAAGCTGTCAAGGACGGTTTCAAATCCCCGAAAAAGCCGTCAGCACACAGCACAGCCGAGTTTTTTAAGGTGAATGACCGTAAACTTGACGCACTTATAAAATCGACCACAGACGATTTAAAGAGGGCAGAAACGGCGGTTTTGCGTATGAGCAACGACAAGTACCGCAAGGCGATTTTTAACGCACAGGTTGCAATGAACACGGGTGCGGTTACATACGAAAAAGCCGTTGATATAGCTTGCAAAGATATGCTCAACGCAGGTCTTAATTGTGTGGAATACAAGAACGGTGCAAGGCACATGCTCTCGGATTATGCGGACATGGCGGTTAAAACGGCCAACAAAAGAGCCTATCTGCGTGGTGAGGGCGAAAAGCGAGCCGAATGGGGAGTATCCCTCGTTGTTGTGAACTCAAGACAGGGCGGTTGCCCCGATTGTGCAAA